ATCCGAAGATTCGTGGAATACTGACCGCAATTTTCAACCCGATCAAACGGGCGGGATGGGAGATCGAAGCGGTTTCCGACGATAAAAAAGACCTCGAAGCCGCAGCATTAATGCGTCAAATCATATTTAAGGATATCGGCTTTCAAACGAAGCTTCACGAAATCTTGATGTTTATCGTTCATGGTTTTTCTGTCTTCGAAATGATTCACGAAAATAAAATAGATAATGCGGAATTCGGACCGTACACCGGATTAAAATCGCTCTCATATCGAAAGCCGGAAACGCTGATTAAATGGGAACATGACGAGGCGACCGGCGAATTAAAATTCATCGAACAACAATCGTATGGCGATGTTTCCGTTAGCGCCGAGCTGCCTGCGGAAAACCTTGTTATATTTTTCAACGAAAAAGAGGGCGACGACAACGGATTCTCTTTACTTCGTCCATTATACGGACCGTATAAACGAAAACTTTTATGCGAGGAACTTAAAATTATCGGTATCGAGCGTGCGGCGATTCCAACGCCGACGGCGAAGGTTCCGGCGAACGTGAAAAGCACTGACACCGAATACGCTAATATGCAAACGATACTTGAAAATTTCACGTCGAATGAAAACGCGTATCTCATGTATCCCGAAGGATGGGAACTCGAATTAAATCAAAACACGTTTAACCCCGAAGCGGTTCAATCTTCGATTAAATCAGAAAACGAGGAAATGGCACATGCAGTCGTTGCGACGTTCCTTGAGCTTGGCGTGGGGAAAACCGGCGGAGCGTACGCTCTCGGGAAAGACCTTTCGGATTTTTTTCTTGAAGGTATTGAATACTTCGCGCATCTCGTCGCGGAACCTATAAACAATCAAATTATACCGAACTTGATGTTCCACAATTACGGCGATACGATTTCCGTTTATCCGGAATTGACCTTTTCAGGCATATCCGACAAGGCCGGAAAAGAGCTAATGCAGGTTGTTACAGGGTATACGACGAGCGGCGTTGTAACAATTGACGAACGCTTAGAGGATTACGTTCGAAAAGTGAACAATCTGCCCAAAAAGGCCGAAGGCGAAATGCTCGATAATCAAGAGTCGGTCGACGCTTCAGGCGCTCCATCGCCGAAAGACGAAAACGAAAAACCGGACGGGGAACCGAGAGAACAGGGCGTAACACCGGAGACCGACGACGAACTTGACGACAACGTTGAACTATCGGAGAACGAAAAATTCGCCGAACCGAAAACACCGACGGCATTGATAAACAAGGGTTCCGATCGTGTCCATGATCTCATGAAAGAAAAATTACAATTCACGGCGGATAAAATGACTGCCGATATTATACGCAACTATCGTCAACTCTCGGACGAATCAAAAATCAAGGCGCTCGACAATGTGAAGCCGGGCGGTCAAGCGCAGTTTCGACGCTCCCTTAAGGGCGTTCTCGGTTCCATTACGGCGCAGGCGATAGAACAAGCGAAAAAAGAGGTTCCCGGAAAGAGCGACGTCAAGTTGAAAGACCGCGAGGAAAACATAAAATTCCTAACCGAAGCGGAGATAAAAAAACTAAACAAGGAACTTCGCACCTTACCTAAACACGTTAGAGAACTGCTAATAAGGCAGGCGTCAACGGTCTCCGAGAAACAAATCGAAGATCTATCGAAGCGTGTATCGTTTCAATTTATGTCAAGCAACGAAACCACGAAAGACGTAAACCGGATCAAACAGGATATCGAGGACGCCGCAAGCGAGTATATCGATTCTAGCGCTGTTAAAACCGCAGCGACGAATATCGTATCAACAATGACGAACAGTGGACGAAACGCGTTCCTTTTCGACGACGAAGTCATGGAGGACGTTGCTTCGTATACGTTTACGAATCCGGACCCGAAGTCACCTATATGTCAAAAACTAACCGGGCGCGTTTTCGCAACGAACGACGCGCAGTTTTTTGAGTTCGCCCCTCCATTGCACCATAACTGCAAATCGTATATAAGGGCGAATCTCAAGACATCGAAAAACTTACCGGAGGTAAGCGGCCTCCCGACTATCACGGAAACCGAACGAAAATCGATAACGTTTAGTGAGGGGTGTTCATGTTCTTAAAATACATATTACTCGAACAGAAAATTTTTGAAAGCGAAGCCGAAATCGACGATTTCGTACAAGCGAATGAGATCGACGACTCAACCATGGTTCAGTCAATAATTTTCGACAAAGAGGTTTTCGAAGGGAAAGACGAAGTCGTTGAATGGACGCGCACGCATGGCTTTGGTATCGACAAAGAGATTGATGAAAGTTCGAAGTCATTCATTGTTGCGCAGTACGACATTGGACAGTTTAATGCCGATACTCTTCGAGATATCGAGATTCGGCGCGGCGTTAAGGCCGTCGTCGGAACGTTGCTTGAAGTCGAAGGAATGAGCGACGTTCATTTTTCGTTGCGTAACTTCGACGGGATAAAATTCAGTGAACAGGTTCCGCATATTATCGAAATCGCGAAAGTCGTTAAAGGGTTCCATCCTGCCTATGGTGAAGTTGAACTGACGAAAAACGACCTTCGTGCTTTCGCTTTAAATTTTCAAGAAAAAGTTGCAGGTGTCGACATCGCGATCGATTACGACCATGATGCTAACGTTGCCGCAGGTTGGATCAAGGACGTTTTCCTTTCGATGGACGGGACTATATTATATGGTGAAGTTAGATGGACCCCAAAAGGCGCTCTCGCATTGAGTGATCGGGAATACCGTTATTTTTCACCGGAATTTAATCGCGACTACGTGCATCCGCATACCTTGAAAGCGCATGGTCCGACGCTCCTAGGCGGAGCGCTCGTTAACCGGCCTTTTTTGAAAATGGATGCAATCGTTTCATTTAAAGAACAACAAGGGGGTAAAGTGGACACTATTAAGTTAAGTGAACATCAAACCGTCGTAGCCGAAAAAGATAAAGAGATCGCCGAACTTAAGCTCTCCGAAGGGAAAGCGAAAGACATTATAAAAAGTCTTAAAGACGACAACGTGTCTCTATCTGAAAAGGTGAAAACGCTTGAGACCGAACGCGAAGCAAAAGAGCGCGACGAAAAGTTTAATAAACTTTTTGCAGACAACAAGATCAACAAGGCGCAGCTCGACGCGTTGAAAGACGGAAAAGGGACGCTTGAGGTTCTGGCACTAAGTGAAAAACTTAATGTCGAAGCCGCGGGCAGTGACAAGGGAAATAAAATCGTATCACTTTCGGACGAAGAAAAACGCATGTGCGAACGTCTAGGACTGACTCCGGAAGAATACGCAGACGCAAACAAAAATTACTAAGGGGGAGACATGGCAGCATTAACCGCAGACATAGAACTCAAAGAAAAAGACGGTTCGGTTGTACGGAAACCCGCCGCAGTCGATGTTATTTATAAGGGCGCGCTTGTCAAGAACAACGCCGCTGGTTACGCTGAACCTTGCGCCGCCGAAGCCGGAGCAACGTTCGCAGGCGTAGCAAACGAACAGGTTGATAATATCGCCGGTTCCGCAGGCGACAAGACCGTCAATGTGACAAAGAAAGGGATCTTTCTTTTAACAAGTTCCGGTCTCGCGCAGTCGGACGTTGGTAGCGAAGTTTATGCAAGCGACGATCAAACCGTTTCCACTGTTCAAGGTGCGAACGAACAAGCAATCGGAAAAATCGTTGCATACGAAAGCGCAACGCAGGCATGGGTAGATATCACCGGAACAGCGGTATAACGAAGGGAGCGAAAACATGGGTATTGTAAACCAAGCATTGTTACTTGAAAAAGGTCTTCGCGCTGATTTCGTTAAAGCGTTTAACAATGGTGAAGATCCAAACGACGTGATGCCTTTTATCATGACAACTTCGTCAACGTCTAACAAGGAAAACTACGGTTGGTTAGGGAGCGTTCCTAATTTAACCGAATGGAAAGACGAACGTACGTTGCATGGATTAAGGGATTTCGACTACGAACTACCAAACAAACATTACGAAGCAACTTTACAGGTTGATCGTGACAACCTCGCCGACGATCAATTAGGCGCTATCAAGATTCGCATCGCGGACCTTGCAAGAAAAGCAAAATTGCATCCAAGAAAATTGTTTTTCGAAGCGTTACTCGCGGGAACAACTGAACTCTGTTATGACGGGCAGTTCTTTTTCGACACCGATCATAGCGAAGGGGACTCCGGTACGCAGTCTAATTTGTTGACAGGAACTGGAACAACTCTTGCACAACTTCAAACAGATTTTATCGCCGCTCGCGCAGCGATGGAAAACTTTAAAGACGATCAAGGTGAACCGC